ATGGATCTGGATTCGGATAATCGCCTGCCGTAGGTGCTAATATTAAATCATTTGGAATATAATTATAAGGCCAATTTGTATAATTAGACCATTCATTTCTTAAATTCGCATCACTACGCTGTAAATACCACATCCAACTTGAAACTAATCCTAATGATTCTAATTGAATCTTATTTGCTCCTGTTACATTATAGAAAATATTCTCGTGTACTTGCTTGAATAAGTAATTCTGTTCGTTTTTAGCAAAAAGTTTGACCTCATCATTCGAGAGAAAAGCATAAGTACAATTTAAATTTATATCTGAATTCCAAATTGTTCTTGTATCTAAATATGATGTCGGTCCTAACTCAGTATCAGGTGGAGGTTGAAGAAAACGATAAAATTGTTGATAAAATTGATTAAAATTTGGCGCAATATAGGGGAAATTATTTGTATAATCAAATACATCACGGATTCTGAATAATTCATTGATCGGCCTAAAGGTTACTGTTATTTGTAACTCGTTATATTGAAGAGCTACTAAAGGAAACGCTTGCTGACTTTTTAATCCAAACCACGAATTTAATGGAATATAAATTATTCTGCCACGTATTGAGGGTTCAGCTCCGGCTGGATTTAACGTATAAAAGGCATTTGGGTACGCATTTACACGAGTGCCAGCATTTGCTGGGTCATTTAGCTCCGGCACGTTTCCAGACATCTGATCGAACAAAGCCTTTTTAGTTCCACTAAAGTCTCTCTGAACTGCGGCTAAAAGATATTGTCCCGAATATTGTTGAAGTGTTTGGTTTCCACAAGTGATTACAATTTGGCTTATCATTTGCGCTCCAATATTATCAATCCATTTGAAATCATATCCGACCCACGGGGTATATATTGTTTCACCAGCTGAATTAATAACTTCTCTAGGCGGCATTATAGGTGACCATATATTTGGGAGTTCTAAGCTTAAGTAGCAGTCCATAAGAAGATCAGCATATCTAGGGATTTTAAAGGTAAAGGTTGATTCTTCATTTAACTGCAATGTACGAGCTCCTTGAAAATCAACACGAAAAGATTGTTTTCCAAAATTTGTGTATTTTTGATAAACAGACTTGAAAAAAGTCCTACTAGGATTACCGTTTAATATTATGTTTTGTTGACCTTCCGATACCAGATTCATTAATCCTCCTGCCATATAATTAATATATATATAGTTATTTAATTCTAAATCAATTATATCTGGTATAATATAATTTAATTATTTCCAATAATTCAGTATTTTCTTCATTTTTTATTCTCTCAATTTGCTTTTCAATTTCATTTTTTAAAATAGGCAAACGCATATAAAGCATAGGATTAACGGATTTATTATTTTTATTTATATATTTATCAGGATTAAATCTAATAAAAATAAACTTTCCTGAATGTATCATAAACAAATCATCATACCTAATTTCTTCATCTTTTTTATCATAATTCTTATGCTGGTTTTCATCTGTTTCAATACATAAAAGAGTATTCCCTATTAAAATGCGATGGTCTATTCTTCTTCTGTTACTACAATCACAATTTCCTGTAAATAAAGGTTTGTCATGTTGAAATCCATCAAAATTAGCATTTATATAATCTCTTACAGCAATTTCTTTTGTTTTACTTCTTATCTGATAAGTTAATGGATCTGTAGGAAACAAATTTTGATAACAATTAGAACAGTAACCTTTATATTTTACATTTGCTCTTGTACCTAAACAAAAATTAGCCTTACATTTGTCATGTTTTACATCAATCATTTCTTCTTCTTTATGACTACCGCAAAATTTACCAACTATTTCTCCTAAAAAGTTAAAAGTTGGTATAGTTTTACATCCTTCATATTCACATGTTTTACTCATTATATCAATCATACCATCTAATTTGTGTTTTGAACAATATAATCTTTTACTTTTATTTAAAAAATTACAAGATGGTATTGTTTCGCAACCATAAAATAAACAAGTTTCAACATTTACATTTATCATATTAGGTTTTTTGTGTAATGAACAATATATCCCCTTTTTTTCATTTTCAAAATTAAAATTTGATTGTTTTTTACAGCTATTTTCTAAACAACATTTATTTTTTATATCTATCATATTTTCTTTTTTATGTAATGAACAATACAATGCTGTATTATTTCCACTAAAATTAAAATTTGGTATAGTTTTACATTCTTGATGTTGGCATGTTTTACTTTTTACATTAATCATACCATCTAATTTATGTTTACCACAAAATTTGATTTGACATTCGTTAGGATAATTAAAAGCAGGTTGACTTTGACAACCAATATATTCACATATTTTATGTTTTATATCTATCATTCCATCTTCTTTATGTTTACTACAAAATTTACCTTGTTTTTCTTCTAAAAAATTAAAATTTGGTTTAGATTTACATTCTAAATATTCACAAGTTTTACTTGTCACGTCAACCATTTCTTCTTTTTTATGGCTACTACAAAATTTAGATTGTTTTTCACCTTCAAAATTAAAAGATGACCTAATTTTACAATTATCTTCTTGACATATTTTACTAACTAATTTATAATTCTCTTTATGCTGACTACAACGTAATGGTTTCAAATAATATTCTCCATAGCTAGCCTGTTTTCGGCAAGTTTCAAAATCGCAAAGACGAGGCATTGTTTTATATTATATACAAATATTATATTTAAGTAGTTTATCCTTACTTTTAAAATAACAGCTAAATTCTCCTAAAAATAATATATAATACATACTTAAATATAATATTTATATAATAAAATGGGTTTACAAATATCAAAAATTAAAGAGAGAAATGGAGTAAATTATCATTGTCCAGAATGTAAAAAATCAAAAAAAACGCCTAATTTGGTTGGAAAATTTGTTTTGATTAATGATCGCCAATTTAAATGTAATGGTTGTAATAATATATTTGATAAAAATACTATATATTCATCTTTTTCACATAAAAACCCGAAAAAAATAGAGCGTGTCATTAAAGTATAAAAAATAAACTTAAATATATAATTTGTATTATTTATATAATAATTTAAAATGGTTTTTATATACGTACTTCAATTAGAACAAGGAAAATATTATATTGGAAAAACTAGTAATCCAACTTTTAGATTAGAAAATCATTTTAGTTCAAATGGTTCAGCTTGGACTAAAAAATATAAACCCATACAAGTATTAGAACTAATACCAAATTGTGATGATTATGATGAAGATAAATATACAAGAAAATATATGGACAAATATGGAATGAATAATGTTCGTGGTGGTAGTTTTTGTAAAATAATTCTAAATGAAAGCAACATAGCTACTCTAAATCAAATGAGTAATGGAACAAATAATAAATGTTTTGAATGTGGTAGTGAAGAGCATTTTGCTAAGGATTGTGAAAAAGATGAATGTTGGGAAACTGATAATGATAGTGATAATGATGGTGATAATGATGGTGATAATGATAGTGATAATGATGGTGATAATGATGGTGATAATGATGGTGATAATGATAGTGATAATGATAGTGATGAATATGAAGAAGCATGGTGCTGCGAATATTGTGACAAAGAGTTTGAGGAAGAATATAAATGTGAATATCACGAAAAATATTGTAATAAAAAAACAAATAATACTGTTATTTGTTTTAGGTGTGGAAGGGAAGGACATTATGCTACAACTTGTTATGCTTCAAAACACATTAAAGGTTATTATTTAAAATAAATATTCAAATAAAAATTAAAATACTTAATATATTTTAAAAATAATATAATATATTAAGATATGTCTGATAAAATAGCAACACCAAATCCATTAACTGGCATTAAAAACATGAAAGAAGATTTTATTTCTAATTTAATTTTAGGCTTTATTTTACTGTTAGTTATTACGATGATTGTATATATAATATATTTAACAAAACTACCTAGTAGGGAATGCTCATATATAAATGATTTATATGGCGATGTAAATGGAAATTTACGTTCCATAAACTTAAATGATCCTGATTGTGGTTATAATTTAAACGAGTATTATGTTAAAACCGCATATAACGCATGTTCGGGAGGCAGCTATAAAAATGATATTGTTGAAATATGTAACCTTAAAGCTGTTCTAACGCAAGGCGTAAGAGGATTAGATTTTGAAATTTATTCAATTGATAACGATCCAGTAGTAGCAACAAGCACGTCAGACAATTACTATATAAAAGAAACTTATAATTCTGTGAGTTTTAGTGATGTTATGAAGACAATAAAAAATTATGCTTTTTCGGGTAGTACAGCCCCAAATCCGACAGATCCAATATTAATTCATTTAAGATTCATGACAAATAACCAAAGCATGTATTCTAATTTAGCAAATATTTTTAAATCATATGACAGTATATTATTAGGGAAAGAATACAGTTATGAGACCTCTGGTCATAATTTGGGAGGAGAACCTTTGTTAAATTTTATGAATAAAGTAATACTTATTTTTGATAGAACTAATACATCATTTTTGGAGAATAAAGATTTAATGGAATATGCGAATATGACGAGTAATTCTATATTTATGCGAGCGTATAGTTATTATGATGTTAAAAACAATCCTGATTTAGAAGAATTGAGAGAATATAATAAAAGAAATATGACAATTGTTTTTCCTGATAGTGGAAGTAACCCAGTAAATCCAAATGGTATTTTATCTAGAGATGCGGGTTGCCAAATGGTGGCAGTTCGTTATCAATATGTAGATAATTTTTTAATTCAAAATACTACATTTTTTGATAATTGTGGTTACGCATTTTGCTTGAAACCAGAAGATTTAAGATACAAACCAGTAATGATTGAAGAACCTACACAACAAGATCCAGCGTTATCATATGCTACACGAAATGTTACTACTGATTTTTATAGTTTTGATGTTTAGATTTTAGATTTTAGATTTTAAATCTTTTATACAATATATACTTAAATAAATATTATATTATTAATAATATGGGATTATCACAATCTAAAAGTGAAAATTGTAAATGTAAAACTGAAAAATGTACATGTAAGGCTAAATTGGAGGAAGTAAAACAAGAAGTAGTTGAAGAAGTTGTAGAATTTGTACAAAAAGTAAATGAAGAAGAAGTTGTACAACAAGTTGAAGAAGTTCAAGAAGTAATTGAAGAAGAAGTTGTACAAAAAGAAGAAGTAGTTCAAGAAGTAATTGAAGAAGAGGTTGTACAACAAGTAGAACAAGTAGAACAAGTAGAAGAACTTCAAGAAGTAGAAGAAGTAGAAGAAGTTCAACAAGAATTAGTAGAACAAGTTGAAGAACAGCAAGAAGTTCAAGAAGAAGTTAATTCTGAAAGAGAATCTATTTGTTGTAATCAAGGCGATTCTGATTGTTGTAATCAAGAATCAGAAAGAGATTCTTTAACTCAAGAAGTCGAAGAAGAAACTGTAAAACCTGAAGAAAATAAAAAGAAGAAAAATAAAAAAAGGAAAAATTAAATAAAATTATTTTTTATAAATATTTATTTGAAATATTAAATAAATATTTATATTATATATGAAGCAAAAGATTTGTAAAGACTTAACTTTTGAAGATTGTGAATTAACAATTTTGCGTATGGCTGTTGACAAAGCAGAAGAAAAAATAGGTAAACGTATAGTAAATTCAGAAGAAGTTCAACAAATAATTCAAATTGTTGAAAATTTTATTAAAAGAAAAAATCTTATAGTATATGGAGGATTAGCGATCAATAATATTTTACCAAAAGAAGACCAATTTTACGATAAAGATGTTGAAATACCAGATTATGATTTTTTTACAATAAACGCACTAGAAGATGCTAAAGAATTATCTGATATTTATTTTAAAGAAGGATTTACCGATGTAGAAGCAAAATCTGGTCAACATCACGGAACATATAAAGTTTATGTGAATTATATGCCTATTGCGGACTTAACTAATATACCAAAAGAAATATATAATTCCTTAAAGAAAGATTCTTTAAGAGTAGCAGGAATTTTATATGCTCCACCAAATTTTTTAAGAATGTCTATGTACTTAGAGCTTAGTAGACCTGCTGGAGATACGAGTAGATGGGAAAAGGTTCTTAAACGATTAACTATATTAAATAAACATTATCCACTAGCTTCTATAAATTGTCATGATGTTGAATATCAAAGAGAAATGGCGGATCAAACAAATGAGGATACAATTTATGAAACAGTTCAAAACGCACTTGTTAATCAAAGTGTGATTTTTTTTGGAGGATATGCGATTTCTCTCTATGCTGAATATATGCCTCGTAAAATAAAGAAACATTTTGAAAAAATAGCTGACTTTGATGTATTATCCAATGAACCTGAAACAACTGCTGAAATTATTAAAGAACGTTTAAAAGATGCGGATATTAAAAATGTTAAGATTATTCT